ATTTAACCGCTGCTGATGAGAATGTATTGATGTCCCCCAACTTAATCAATGGCGAAGCCGTTATTGACGAATTATTAAGAAGAAAAATTCTTGATAGAGATTTAGACGTAAATGAACTTTTAGAAGAGGATAGACAAGCAATCTTAATTTTCTTGCGAAATACCGCATTTGGTACAATTTATAAGGTAAAAGCGGTTGACCCTAAAACAAGTGAAAATTTTGAACAGGATATTGATTTATCTAGTTTAAAAACAAAAGATTTTACTTTAAAAGCAAACGAAAATGATGAATATTCATATCATTTACCAATCTCTAAAAAAGATATTTCATTCAAATTCTTAACACAATCACAAGAAAATGAATTACTAACAATAAGGAATAAAACAACTGGTAAAGAAGTTTCTAATGTAATAACCAAACGACTAGAAATGATGATTAAATCCATTGATGGGAATAAAGACCCAATGGCACTTTACCAATTCATTCAAACGATGCCAATTAAGGACTCTCAGGACTTTAAGAAATTCGTTTCAGATAATAAACCAGGATTAGATTTGTTTATTGATATAGCCGCCCCGTCAGGAGAAAAAGTCACAGTTGTTATTGACTTTGGGGTGGAGTTTTTTCGTCCTTTCTACGGATTATAAGAAATATCAAATGGATGAAATATTATTCTTGTTGAAAAACGGTTTTACGTATCAAGATGTATTAATGATTCCAGTACACGAAAGAAGAAATTTCGTTAGTTATTTATTTGACTTGCAAAATGGTTAATCTAATATTTATAGGTTATGGGATTTAACAGCGCAATTGACGAATTATTTAGTAGTAATGGTAGACGTGGTAATACGGATTTGCTTTCTTTTATGCAATCCAATACAACTAACTATAGTTCAAACAATGCACTAAAGCAAGACATTAACGATGGTATATCGACTCTTCAAAACAAAATCAGAACGCTTACAGCATCTTCCGCTGCAACTGGTGCTGCCGCCGGTGGCGCTGGTGTTCTAGCAGCAACATCTGGTGCTGTTGGCAGTGTTGTTGGTAGAATATCGAGTTTGGCTGGTACTGCAATAGGTGGATTAGGTAATATTATTGTTAGTGGCGCTGAAAGTATATTTAAAGACCAATTGAATGTTCAGAGAGATTTGCAATCCTCAGAAATTTCTGCACTACTTAAAACAGTTGCCACAAATGTGTTAAAACCCGTGGATCTTGTTAAAGGAGTAATTAGTTCACTGGCATCAAATGCTGGAGCATTAATTGCTGATGCATATGATAACGAAGCTAAAATGTTAACATCAATTTCACAAGCAGGTGGAATTATGGGCGATTTAGCTGGTGTTATGAAAGAGGAAATGTTAACGGCGGCAGAAGAAGCGGTTAAATTTGGTGTTTCAATTCAAGATGCGCGAGACGCTTCAGCAGCATTAAGTAAAAATTCCGGACAAACAAAACTATATACAGCAGAAACAGTTGCAAATGCACTTAAGATTAGTAGTACATTAACGGATAGCGCAAAATCTATATTTGAAAATGCTGAGAATTTTAGAAATATTGGTTATGGGTTACAAGACGCAACTAAAATTATATTAAACGCTGGTAAAGCATCTTTAGCACAAGGTTTAACAGCTAGGGAAACCACAAAAACATTAATGGCTAATTTAGGTAAACTAAATGAATACGGATTTAAAAATGGTGTTGCAGGTTTAACTCAAATGGTTCAACAAGCACAATCACTAAAACTAAACATGGATAAAGTTTTTGTAGTTGCTGACAAAGTTTTTGAACCAGAAGGGGCTATTGATATGGCGGCTAAACTACAAATGATTGGTGGTGCTGCTGGTGACCTAGCTGACCCTATTAGAGCAATGTACGATGTTACCAATAATATGGAAGGCATACAAAGTTCAATCATTGATTCAGCAAGAAGTTTAGCTGTGTTTGATGAAGCTCAAGGTCGTTTTGCTGTTACAGGTATCAACTTAAGAGTTGCAAAAGCTAGAGCAGATGCGCTAGGGATGACGCTGGGGGAAATGTCGAGTTTAGCTATAAAAGCAGCAAACCAATTTGAGGTAATGAGTCAAATAGATATGTTCCCTCAATTCAAGGATGGTGATCAAAAAGAGTTTATAAAAAATATGGCTCAAATTGGTTCAGGTGGAACAATTGGGTTTGAAATACCAAAAGAAATGCAACAATTCTTTGGTGGTCAGGCGTTTGTTGAATTATCAAATATGACTGGTGACCAAGTTGCCGCACTACAAAGATATCAAGAACAAATTGCTGGCGCTAGTTTGGAGGATTTGTCTAGAAGCCAATTTACCGTTCAAACACAAATGATGAGTGATATTAATAGCATTTATTTGTTATTACAAAACAATTTAAGAAGAGGTATTCGTGAAACTCAGGTTTATGATTTATTAGATAAAGCTAAAACCGCATTAATGGACCCGAGTAACGGTCCTGCATTAGTTGAAGGCGCCACAGAAACCTTAAACAAAATTATGGGTATAATACCAGGTGGTGATAGTTTTAAGGGAAAATCTTATGAAAAACAACAGAAAGCAATACAAGATGAAATAGATAAAGCTAAAAGTAGACCTATTTCCGGAAATGAAACAACATTTAATGTTAATCTAAAAATTTCGGGAGCCGATAACTATGCTAATTTACTAGCCACAACAATGCAAAAAGACCCATCAATGAAGGATCAGGTGGTTGCAGCAATAAATGAACCAATTAGGTCATATTTAGCAAATGCTTAATTGGTTTTATAATAATATCTATTTATAGAATAAAGAATAGATGCCAAGTTACTTAGATTTTGATTCAACCAAAAAATTAAGAGATGCGATGTTAGCAAAGACATTAGTACAACCTAATGGACCGCAAACATTCACGTCTGGTAATTACTCTATTCAAAATACTTCAAATTTCGCAAACGTTGATCCAGGGGAAGTTTCAGATCAAAGACCTAAACTTTTATTAGACGCATCAAATAGCAACACATTTAAACCAGAAATTTACGTTGTAAAGGAAAATATCGATGTTTTACCAAGAAGAGCAAATCTTGGTTTATATCCCTACTTTCAACGTGACCAAGACCATTCGTTAATTAGTATATTAACAACGGACAAATATGATGATGAATCCGAATTATTTAAGTTCGCGGCATCAAATATTAAAACAGCAACAGAGGGACCAATACAGGCGAGAATTAGACAAAACTTATTAGCTAATACATTAAGTAAAGTTAGAATATTAGACGCACTAGCGGGTAACACAAATACAGCAATCGGTTTAATTTCAGGTAGAGAACCGTTAGTTGAAAAAAATTATAAAATTACTGTTGCTAAATCTTTGGCCGGTAAGGTAATTGATTTTGCACAAACAGTTGCGGGTGTAGAATTCCCTTGGAGTGAAATCCCTGGTGATTATTTAAGTAACCCAGCAAATCCGGTAAAATATAGACCAGAAGCAAGAACAGGATTAGGTAGAGCATTTCAAGATGTTACAGGTGTGTTAGGTTCTTTAATTGGAATAGAAAGAAGACCAAAGCGCTCTAGAAAACCTTCGGATTTATTAATTGAATATATGGGTAACGGACAATTACAAACATTGTACAATAACCTAACATTTTCAAAATATAAACCAGATTACACAACTACTGCTAGATCACAACAATCTAGTAAATTATTTAATTTCCCAAATCAAATTGCACAGGGAATAAAAAACATTTTAGGTGTGGAAGCACCTAGGGGTAATGCATATATTGGTGATGATAGAGGTGAAGATGTGATGTATGCTATTTCGGACTTTAATGATAGACCAGTAAGAAGTGGTTATTATCTTTCATTAATGTTTGATGAAACGGCAACTAAGTTATTTCATAAAGATAAAAATATATCGGATGGCGGACAAATAGGTGGTAAACTTACTTGGGTTAGTAGACAATCAAATGAAAAAATAAAAGGTGTTCATAATGCTGAATGGCAAAGTGAGGCATCAAGACATGCTGAAAGTTTATCTACGGCTTATGAATTTAGAGAGGATTCAATACTAGGTGAAACACAAAGATTACTTAATACATTACCAGAGAATGGTGGTGAAGCAAAAGGACACGTGGCAAATGCCATTGACCAAACAAGTAGAGTTTTTCGTGAAGGTGAGACAATGTTATCTAGAGGTTCTGCTATAAAATATATTGATAAATTTTCTGGCGAAGAAAGTGGTATTGAATATTGTCGTGTATGGACAAAAGACCGTTCATATATGAATTATTCTGACACAATGAAACGTACTGGTTTAATTAGAAATTTTAAGGAAAGTGTAATGACAACTCCTTGGAATTTAAATATTGCCCCAATGTCAAACGGACAAAGAGGTAAAGACGCATTTAATGGTTCAACAAACATTATTAATGGTCAGGCAAAAAAATATATGTTCTCAATAGAGAATTTAGCATGGAAAACATCAAACAAGCCGGGATTTACGTACAATGATTTACCATATTGTGAAAGAGGACCTAATGGTGGTAGAGTTATGTGGTTTCCGCCATATGATTTAAAATTTCAAGAGACAAATACGGCAAACTGGGAAACAACTAAATTCATAGGTAGACCAGAACCCATATACACATATCAAAATGCGGAAAGAAGTGGTACTGTATCGTTTAAGGTTGTTGTCGATCACCCAAGTGTTTTAAACTTATTAGTTAAAAAACGTTTTGAGGGTATGTCTGATGAAGAATCGACAAACTACATCAATTCATTTTTTGCCGGTTGTGAGCAATTAGATTTCTATGATTTAATTAGACGTTATGGTAATTTGGAATCCGAAGAAATTGAGATTATACAAATTTGGTTAAGTTATTATCGTGATGGTAAAACTAGCGACGATTATCTTAAACTAAAATTTAAAAGAACTGCTGGTGAGATTGTGTCCACAAACCCTAATAACAGCGATGGGTTGTTACCTTATCAATCAGAACCATTTGACACTGGCGGTGCATCAGGACAACCAGTATCGTTTGATGGTGACTTATATTTTAGAAACGACCAACCACATCCTCAAGATGGTTTATATGCTGATTCAGATTATGAGGCACAATATACTTCTTATGTGGCATTAAAGTCAACATATCAATCTAAATTAGCAACAGGTTTAGCAAGTATATTTGCAAGTAATTCGGCAAGCAATAAAAAAGATAGAAACACATTATACAATAATGAAAACCCAGATCCTAGTGTTACAGGTAAAACAGTTACCGAACTAAATGAGGGTTTCACTAAATTAGACACAAATTATAATAAACTTAAAGATGCAACAGCCGCAATTAAAAAAGATATTGAAGCTAAAAAAATTAAAGAAGTAAAACTTGAAATGCAATCATCAACATCATTTGTTGCTGATGAAAAATATAATATTAAATTAGCGTTTAGAAGATCTGATAGCGTTGCAAAATACGTTTTAAAATCTATATCTAAAAGTGGTACTGTGCCTAGTTTTACGTGGAAAGCAACTCCAGCAGAATTAAAAAGTAATCCAGCACAAAGAACAGAAGAAATAACTATTTCTTTTAAAGATTTAGGATACAGTGATGATATACAAGGTAATGTAATTATTAAATTCGTTATGTTAGGTGAAAACACAAAAAATAGTGATTGCGGTGGTCTTGATTGTCATGGTATTGAATTACTAAACACCTCAGGATTAAAAATCGCAGCGCCAATTACATTCTTATGTCGTCACACAAAAGTAAATTTAAATTATACTTCAGTTGATGAAACAGTAGAAAGTGAGGGGTTTGACCCATATGACAGTGAACCACTACAAGATTTTGGTAGTGAGCGTGTTTACCCACCAAAAATCGAGATTGATGTTGAAACCGATACTGTTAATAGAAAACCACCATTGGATGCGTTGAAATTAATAATAATGAAAATATTATCAGAATGTTTTTATTTTCAACAATTAGAGGAATCATCACCGTTAGCATATAGTGCCTTAAAGGACAAATTAAAATATTTTCACCCAGCGTTCCATTCGATGACACCTGAGGGATTAAATTCTAGATTAACATTTTTACAACAATGTTTAAGACCTGGAGACACCATCCCAATTAAGGATATTAGTGACATCATGAATCTAGATGCTAGAAATACAACTTTTGGTCCACCACCAATTTGTGTATTGAGAATTGGTGACTTTTATCATTCAAAAGTTATTATTGGTAATATACAAATAAACTACGATGATGCGCCTTTAGATATGAATCCAGAGGGTATCGGTATTCAACCCATGATTGCCAACGTTACGATGCAAATTAGTTTTATCGGCGGTCAAGGATTAAAAGAACCAGTTGCTAAGTTACAAAATGCATTGAGTTTTAACTTTTATGGAAACACTGAAGTTTATGATCATCGCTCAACAGCAACTGAAGACAGAACGAAATTCAATATAGCTGAATTAACAAAAATTTTAGAATCAGCACCTAAAACACCTACAAAACCAACAGTTAGTGAATCACCAAACAAACCAATTGATGGCACATATATTGGTTTACTAGAAGGAACTGATAAATTATCTTACTTACCATACGTTTTAGAACAAGGCGAGAATAGTATATTTGAATCTACAAAATTATACTTTGATAGTTTAAAAACGAAATATAATGAGTTATTGGTTATTAATGGACCATTGTTAATGCCATTATTCATTTCACCAAATTATAGAAAAAAATATAAAATGGATGTAAATGATTCTGTTTCAACAACAACTGAAATTGAATTATTGGGGGTATATGATAGTAAAACAGATTATTCAATATTGGTTAATAATTTTAATCAGGGATTAACTAAAAAAGTTAATAGTATTTCTAGCATAAGTACCTTTTTTGAATTTGATTCATTCTTACAGGATTATAAAATTACTCAATCAGATTTAATTTTAAAGCAGTTTATTTTAGATTTAATTAAAACAAAAATATCTGATCTTGAGGGTGTTAAATTAACTGAGATAGAATCAGCAAGAAATAAAGTTGTCCAAATTTTTGATAAATTAAATTTTATTTTAAGTACAAATGGCAAGGACGGTAAAACAGATAAAGAAACTATAACAGGAAAACAAGCAGCTAATTTTATACCTGCCGATTTTTACGATAGATATAAAAAGGTTATTACTTTCATACAAAAAGAACACCCTGAATCATTTACGAATGATTTAACCACAACTATTGATTTTATTTCAGTACATAATACAACATTACCTGATGATGTTTTTAAAGACCTTATTGGGTATTTTATAACTGAAGCGGATATAACAAAATTAGAAACACTTTATAAGGATTCACCAGATACTCTTTTCTTTACTCCTAATATAATTTCTAAAATGAGTAAAAAAATGAAAAAATTGATACTCACAACTAAAGAAAAGAAAATTAAATTTAAACATCCAAATGTTAAAGATACAAATCCATTATTATATGCTATTACCGATGTAACATTAACGGGACCAGAAAATGAAAAATTAAAAAAAGTGCTAAACTCAAAAGATAATAGTAGTGGAGTTAAATTAAATTATTTAAGATGAACCAATATTTTGACAGGTATCAATATTTTGTAGAAGATGAAGAACACAAAATTGTTCCAGGTATTGAAATACCTGTTAAATCTAGTGACAAATATATCCAATACAGAAAAAATAAAGATAGATTAGATAAACTTTCACAAGAATTTTACAATTCACCCTTATTTGGTTGGATAATCATGATGGCAAACCCTAGTTCTGGTTCTATGGAGTTTGAAATTCCGGATAATACTACAATAAGAATACCTTTTCCGCTAGTTAACACTTTACAAGATTATAAAAGAGGGGTAGAATTGTATAAACTATATTATGGCGAATAATAGAATCAGCATCAATGAAAACATACTTGTCAAAGTCGACCAACAAAACCTTGTTTATATCGACCCATCTAGTATTGTTGATAATGATGGTGAAATACATAGTAGATTGGTTGACCATGAAAACTTGGTCATGTATGTTAATCTAGAAGCCGATTTAGTTCCTAGAACAACTTTATTTTCTAACGGTGATGAAAACACAATGATTTCAATTGCTGGCGGGGAATTAAATTTTTTACGTAATCAAAATGGTCAAAACTACGATACTAGTTGGACAGACGTTTTCACCCCAGCAGCTAATGATGCTTTATCATCAAACGTAGATGTTCAAGAAAAAATATCTGACGGCTCTGGTCAAAGTTTCGGTTTTGAAAGTATTAATATTGTTACTAAAGGTGCAAACGCAATACCAGAGGTTAGTATTAATTTAATCGATGCTAGAGGTAAAACATTATTTGAATCACCCAAAAATTCACCATACCAAGCATTTTTTCATTTACCTTGGCCGATATTTTATTTAACGGTAAAAGGGTATTACGGTAAAGCAATTCGTTATAGATTGCACATGGTTGATTTTAAAAGTAAGTTCAATGGTACATCCGGAAATTTTGAAATTACTACAAAATTTGTTGGTTCAACTTTTGCTTATTTAAACGACATATTATTACAAAATATTTTAGCTGCGCCATATATGTATATGGTCGAAAACTCTGAACCATATCGCGAAAACACAAAAACAGGTTTAATTGAGAAAAAAATATCTCAATCAACAAAGGGTTATTCTATCTTAAAATCGGTATACTCCGACTATAAGAATAAAAAACTAATTCCAGAAAACTTTCCAATTAAAACATTAAGAGATTTAGTTATGACCGCAGAATCTGCGGAAAGATTATTGGAAACACAAATTTTTAAAAATGTTGTTGACTTTAAAGTTTTAGGTTCTGTTAAAGAGTATGAAAATATTATTACAGCTTTTCAAAAAGGTATTGATGCCTGGGGTAGGTCTTATTTAAATTTAGGACAACCAGATAATCCGGAAAATGACGGTGTTGCATATTATCCATTGACAAAAGTTGCAAGTGAAGAAGATACCAAGGCGGGTAGTATTAGTTTAAGTAGTATAACGGGTACAACTAAAAATGCACTTAACAAGAAAATAAATGAATACAAAGAAAGAGCGTACAATAATCAAGCGTTTGGTGTCACTTTAGATAAAAACCTAATTAAAGATACCGGTATATCATTAAAAACAATAACATTTGATAGGGTTTTAAATAAAAGGTATTATAGTACAAAGGGCGGTAAAGTTAGTGTTGCGTTTGATATTTTGGTTAACGACATCAATGATATTAAAAACGAATTTGTTGCACAAAGAAATGAATTAGAAAACAAGTTGGAAACCAAAATGAATGAAATCATTGAAAACGATTCAGATTTAGGTATCGGGTTTAAACCAACAATCAGAAATATATTTGCCGTGATATGTGCTAATGCAGACACTTACATTCGTTTAATGAAAGATGTTCACGTTAAAGCAATTCAAAGTTCAAAAGAAAGACAATCAATACTAACAGCAAGAAGTATTGTAGATAACAAAAATGAGGGATTATATCCTTGGCCACAAGTTAAGAAACAAATTAACGAAAACACGTCAACTTTAATGTATCCAGGCGACGCACAAATCGCAAATGGCATTAAAGCAAATGACCCAATTATTTGGCCGGAAGTTGAATTTATTGAGACATACGAATCTGTTGCAACTAAAAGAGTTGATCCATTAACAAATAATGAAATTGATGTTAGTAAGTTAAATTACATATTCCCTAAAGATAATGATGATAGAGTTGTTAATAATATCTCAACATTATTTAACATATCAAATATGAAGGGATATAATGATAAAACAATTAGTAATTTATTGTATGAAGTATATGAAAGAGGTTTTTATTCAACATCATATGAGTCATTTTCAACAGACGCTATTGTAGAATTAAGAGATAAGGAGTATGAAACAATTGAGGGAGCGTTAAATAACGATCCTGATTTAAAAGCAATGTTAAGAGGTCCGATATATAAAGAATATCTTTTATCCGGAACCGCTGGGTATGAAAAATATTTAACAAGTTATTCTCCATTTGAAAGACACCCTTATTACAAAGACAAGATAGCAACTGTTGATTATTTAAAAGAGATAATTGAAAGAGATTTTAAAATTGAAGAATATGATAAAATTAGAAAAGTTGATTATACAGATGGTTCATATGACGCTTTAAAAAATAGTATAAAAAAATACGAGGTTCAAGAATATCGATTTGAAGAATATCCGTTTGGTTCAACAACATATAAGAATTACTTAGGTAGAGCACTAAATGGTGACGATTTTAAGTTTAATGATATATTGTCAATAAATTCAAATGATTCATTTATTAGTTCACCTATTGAACCTAAAATGTGGATTAATGACACGTATAAAGATAATTTATTTATAAATAAAATTGAATTAAGTGGAACTACTAGAAACATATTAAATACACCATATTTCCACAACCAAATATATTCTGACTTTTTTAAAGGTGGTAACGTAGGAAGATACTCTGGTTCAGCATATCTTTTATTAAACTCATTACCATTTAAGGATTTAGATGATATTATAGAGTATAATGGTAATAGTAAAATATTAATGTCTAACCTTTTTAGAGAGGTTGGCGCATCGCATTTTATACCATACCATTTAATTTTAAAATGGGGGTCAATCTACCATAGATATAAAAAATATTTAACTGAAGGTGTTGATATAATTTCTGGTGTTACAAATTCAATTACATCTAGTAAATTTTTTGATAACACGTCAGGTACCACGTTTAATTATGGTGGTGATACAACATATGTTAGTGGATCAACAATTTATACAACTGGAACAACAAGTTCTTTCCCAGTAGAAACTGTTGGTTTTTACCCATTATATCAAGACATCTTTCATCAAGTGGTTAACGGATATGTTTATTTTTCACCAGGCACTACCACTGGAAATGAGAAAGCAGGGGATTTAGTTTTGAATAGTTCCGAAATGAAAACAAACTTTGCATCTGCTTATAGTTCTGGAGCTGTTAGAAAATTAACATCATTACCATATCAAAGTAATGGTATCACATTATCATTTATGGTGGACAATTCAATACTTTCATCAAGTAATGCAAACTATACTGTGTTACCTTCTTTTGGTGGAAATCAACTTAAGGATTTAGAAACTGATTACAAACAAATTGAACAAGATTCATTTAAATTAATTTGGGACCCAGAAAACGAAGATTATCCAAATTATAGTGGGTTGACAATGCCAACATATGGTGAGAAATTTAAAACAATTACAACTAATGAATATTCGTTAAAAGGAAATAAAAGAAAGGTAATTGATTTGATGGCAACATTTAGCCCAAAAATGTTAGATGACTTTGAAGCCATGTTTTTAGAGTTCTCAACATTAAAATTAAACACAGACGGTAAAACAACAACAACTAGTTACAAGCACAGTAATTTTCAAGAATTATTAAGGGAAATTGTTACATTAAAAAAAGCAAATGTAACAGCAACTGATTTTAATTCGATAATAAAAGAACAAATAGTTGTATTAAAAAATATAACTGACGACATTTTAAAGAATGAAAACCTAGTTAAGTTAACAATTGGGAATGCAAAACAAATTGATAATTACACATTATACGGTGCTGCTGGGTTAGTCAAAACATATTCAGATAATGATTTTGATGTTTCACAGGTTACTTCAGATAATTTAAATTTAATTAAATTATATGTTGGTGAAGATATTGACGGGCATTATTTAGATTATTTCGCCACAACCAATGTTGAATTAAATGAGGAAAACATCTATTCACATAGATTACTAGCTAGAATATATGCGGGGTATTTAGCTAAGAACTTAGTGGATAACCCATCATATAACCCTACTGTAACAACCTTTAGAGCATATCTAAATGAGAATATAGTAATCCCACAAGAAAAAAGATTTGATACATATTTTAATGGATTGATGTTGAAGGTTGGAAAATTACCAATCGACACAACGACTCCAGTAACGGTTTATAGAGGTTTTAATACCGACAAGACAACTAAATTAGAAACCTACAATTTCTTTAAATCGTTTAATGATAAATGGGTTTCTGGTAATTCATTAGGACAAAGAAATCTTTTGGAAGAATTTTTATTCTTAGATAGAGCTAATAAGGATATTGGCAACGAACTATACATGAGTTTGGATAGATTAAAACCATTGGCAGACCCAAGAAATGCAAATAAAAGTTTATTGGGTATGATTTCAATTTTAATTCAAGGTAATAATATTGACTTTAGACCATTACCGGCCTACGTTAATTTTTATGGTACAAACTTTTCTGACAAGAAAAGAATTACCCCATCCAAAAATCTTGCTAGAAATTTATTTGGAACATTTTTAGAAGTTGACTATCAAGAATCATCTCCTAAAATGATTTTACAATATATAGGACCATCATCAAAACACTTATCAATGGGTGAGGTTAGTCCAAAAAACAAATTTAAGAATGACGGTGCCGATATTCGTAATGTTAATAAAAATCCATTATTAGTTTCACAACAACTGTTTATGGATACAGATTTTAGTAAGTCAAATAGGGTTGTGGGTTTTGAGGTTAATTTTGGGGATCAAGCACAAAGTATGTTTAAAAACGTTTCGTTAAGTCAAGATTCTAAAACACCAACATCAGAAACATTCTTGGCGTATGAAAATTTAGGTAGGTCACAATCTGGTTCTAACACATATCAAGTAGATGTTAATTTATTTGATTTGTATAGAACATATTCATACACATGTGAGGTTTCTTCTATGGGTAACGCTATGATACAACCAACAATGTATTTTTATTTAAATAATATACCTATGTTTGAAGGTACATATTTTATCACCGAAGTTTCTCACAGTATTAAAGCGAATCAAATTGACACAACTTTTAAAGGCGCTAGAATACCCAACGATAATTTACCAAACATAAAGGATAGTTTTGTTGCGGCATATAGACCATTATTTGACAAAATATTAAAGGCCGCGTTTAAGAAAAAACAAGAAGCAAATGCTGTTACAACCACAACCAAGAGTGCAACGATAAACGGTAAAACTGTTGAATACGACTTAGGACCACTTAATGTTAATGGGGAAGTTGTGTTAAGTGAATCCGGATTCCTTTCAGGTATCCCATACAACGGTCAGAACGGTGAAAAATATATCCAATATGTTGAACACACAATTAACGGTGTTAAAGACAAGTGGCTACGTGCTAGAGTGGTTCAAATGGGTGGGCCGAACTACACATTACCTAACAACACAGAAATGACCGTTACAACAAAAGCTCAAAACAACAATATTTTAACATTTGGCGACATTAATGAAAATATTGATTATTACTTCTCAACTAGATTCGATTTTTCAAACAAGTCAGCATCTGAGATATCAAATATCAATATGATATTCTATAACCCATTTTTGGCTAAGAATACCACTGATACAGGTGTTCCAAATCCATTAAAAGTTCTACCTTCAATAAACTTTACAACTGGTCTGTTTTCTGGCGCGGTACATAATGGTTTACCAGATACAACTTATGGTATAGCAATGTCACCCCAATTAATGAGGAAGTTAAAAGTGCAAGACGGTTACGTTATTTATTTTAAGCCCGAATAGTGAAAATTAAGATTTTTTAGATATTTATAAAATAAAGTTATGGAAAATAATAGAAACAGTTCAATAGATCAGTTCTTAAATCCAAAAATGGTTAAAACCCAATCTGAGGATGGAAAAGAACAAGAGGTTTGTGACTTACAAACCGGGGAGTGTTATACAATTAAGTCAAAAGACGGTATTGTTGAAAGAATAAATAAAAAATATATTACCGAAGACGGTAGACAATTATTACAAGATTAAAATCATGCTAGAAAAAAAACTCCTTGAAGAATTAAACAGATTTAAAAGTATTAATAGAAATGCTTCAAATTTGAATGAACAGGAATTACCAGCGCCTCCACCACCAGCCGATCCTGCGGCGTCACTAACTCCAGCACCAGAAGACGCTCCAGCAGCGGATTTAGGGGCACTTCCAGAAAATCCGGCGTTAGATGCTCCAGCAGCAGGCGGTGATACTGAAGAAGTCGATGTTACCGAATTGGTTAACATGACAAAAAATATAAAAAATGACTTAGAATCGTCAAAAGGTGAAAATACCGCCGTTTTACAAAAAATGGATGACGCGTTCAGTAAGTTAGCTGATTTGGAAACAAAATTAGCGCAGATGGATCAGGTTTTATTAAAAATAGACGAATTAGGTTCTAAAATTGAATCAATGAAACCAACAACTCCACAAGAGAAATTGGAAATGCGTTCATTGGACTCATATCCTTTTAACCAAAAACCTAATGATTTTTTCTCAATGAAGCAAGCTGAAATGCAAGCATCAGGTAAAAACGAATACGTTTTAACTAAAAATGACATTGAAAATTACTCTAAGGATGAAATAGCAAAAACATTCAACCCATTACAAGATGATACTCAATACTAGTGTTCAAAAATTTTTAGAAATACAGGTCCAATTAAGAATATTACATTGGCAAACTAAAGGATATGCAAGACATATCGCATTTGGTGAAACATACTCAACATTAGAAGGTTTTATCGACACGTATGTTGAAACGGCTATGGGTAAACAAGGTAGATTTGTTTTGGAAGAGCAAGACAAGAATATTAGAATTGACAATTTAACGGATGTTAAAATTGTTGAATTTTTACAAAATATTAAAGGTTTTTTAATTTCATTAAGTAATGAATTAGAACCAACTAAAGATAGTGATTTGTTAAATATTAGAGACGAAATGTTGGCAACAATAAACAAATTAGCTTACAAATTAACATTAGAATAAAATATATAGAAAATGATATCAGGTTCATTAGCAACAACAAACACAGATTCGACAAGAAGTTCATTATCATATGTGAATAATGTGATAACCGGCGCAACGTCTCAAGGACAGTACAATGCTTTTATTGACGAAAGAAGTATGGATGATAATATGGCAAATGTGTTAAAAAACACTTATGGGTATAATGTCACTAAAAGAACGGATTCTATGGGTACTTTTGCGAACTACTTAATTAATTGGGGGGAACCTACCTAAGGTTCTAACACGCTATTTAGCTAAAAAAACGATTTTTATTAAAATAATTAACCTGGATTTTTTAATTCGGGTTTTTTTATTTATATTAGCTCATAACAAAATTTATTCATTTAAAACGTAACATTATGTCAGCATTAGATGCAATTCTCAACCAGTATGAGAAAAACAAACAACCAGCGGGAGCAGCCCAAAGAGTTAGTTCAGAAGAGAGATTGAAAAAGTATTTCGCACCCATCTTAACAAAAGGTGTGTCTTCTGGAGAAAAAAGAATCAGAATCATCCCAATGAAGGATGGTACATCACCATTTAAAGAGGTATGGTTCCACGAAATCCAAGTGGATGGTAAGTGGGTTAAATTATATGACCCAGGAAAAAATGAAGGTAAGCGTTCACCTTTAACCGAGGTAAACGAAGCACTTCGTAGCACAGGTAATGAAGCCGATAGAGAATTGGCTAAAAATTACAATCCTAAACGTTTTTATATCGTTAAAGTTATCGACAGAGATAATGAGCAAGACGGTGTTAAATTCTGGAGATTTAAGCACAACTCAAAAGGTGATGGTCCTCTAGATAAAATTGTGCCAATCATGCGCAATAAGGGCGATATTACAGACCCTAAAAATGGTCGTGACTTAGTTATTTCATTAACATTAACTAAGAAGCCAAGTGGCGGAGAATACACAACCATTTCATCAATTTTCCCAGATGATGCTAGTCCAATCAGTACAAACGAAGGACAAGCAACAGAATGGTTAATGGATGATTTAACATGGGCAGACGCGTACTCTAAAAAGCCAGAAGAATATCTAGAAGGTGTTGCTAAGGGTTATACCCCAAAATGGAACACTGAAGAGAAGAAATGGGTTTATGGTGACGACGGACAAGTTGACTTGGGAGCGACTGAGACACAGAAATTAGTTGATCCACAAGACACTGATGAGGTAGACGAAGATTTACCGTTCTAATTAAGATGTTGAGGGCCCTTGTCAAATTTTAATCTAAGGGAGACAAGGGTCCCTCTTTTTAAAAAAAAATATTATGGCAATTAAGAAAAACGATTTTTCAGCAATAAAGAAAAAATTCTCAAAAGAGGCGTCATTTAAGCCAGATAGATTCTTTGATCTTGGTGACGCATTCTCAGACGCAGTAGGTATACCTGGACCAGCTATGGGGCATTTAAACATGCTTCTAGGGCATTCTGATACTGGTAAGACAACAGCATTGGTAAAAACGGCGGTAGATGCACAAAAGAAAGGTATATTACCAGTGTTTATCATTACAGAACAAAAATGGGATTTTCCACACGCAAAACTTATGGGTTTTGAAGTTGAAGAAAGCATTGACAAGGAAACTGGAGATAAGACATTTGATGGATTTTTCTTATTTAACAATCACTTTGAATACATTGAACAAATTACTGATTATATTGGTGAATTATTAGATGCACAAGATAAAGGTGAATTGGATTACGATTTATGTTTCCTTTGGGATTCGGTAGGGTCAGTTCCATGTAAGATGACTTTTGATGGTAAAGGTGGTGCACAACATAACGCCAGAGTATTATCAGATAAAATTGGTCAAGGAATTAATCAAAGAATTTCAGGTTCAAGAAGAAGTGATAAGAAATTTACAAACACACTAATTATAGTAAACCAACCTTGGGTAGAGTTACCAGATAATCCATTTGGTCAACCTAAAATTAAAGCTAAAGGTGGCGAAGCCATCTGGTTAAACTCAACATTAGTTTTCCGTTTTGGTAATGAAAAAAATGCCGGCACAACTAAGATTGCTATCACTAAAGATGGTAGAAAAGTTAAAATGGCTGTAAGAACTAAAATCTCAATTATGAAAAACCACGTAAATGGTTTAGGATATGAGGATGGTAAGATTATTGTTACAGCACATGGTTTTATGCCGGGTAAGTCAGAACCAGAAGAGAAGAAAAGTATTGAAGAATACAAAAAAGATTATGGTAACTATATTAGTGAAAGATTAGAAGTTAGTATTGACGAAATTTCTAAACTAAAAGTTGTCACAGAAGAGGAATAGTTTTTTAACATTATAATTTAAATTTTAAATGTCTGTACTGCTTGTTGATGGTGACAATTTACTTACGATTGGTTTTTTTGGTGTCAAAAATTACTTCTATAAGGGAAAACATATTGGAGGAATTTATCATTTTCTCAATACTCTTAGAAAATCATTTGAGACATACCACCTAGACAAGATATGCGTTTTTTGGGATGGTGCCGACAGTGCCGCCACTCGGAAAAAAATTTACCACTTATACAAAGACACAAGAAGAAGTAACAGATGGACGGATGAAGCACAAAGTTCATACGGTTATCAAAGAGTTCGAATTAAACAATATCTAGAAGAGTTATACGTACGCCAAGGCGAATATCAAAATTGCGAATCAGATGATTGTATTGCCTATTATTCACAAAATTCACCCAAAGAGAAAAAAATCATCTATTCATCAGATAGGGATTTAGCACAATTAGTTTCAGTTGATACTGATTTATATAATCCAGCACATGGCAAAATATATAAACCAGGGGATAATATTGAATACGACCATGAAACAATCTTAATTGAAAATGTTAAAATTGTAAAAATGCTGTGCGGAGACCCATCTGATAACATATTTGGTATTAGAAACTTAGGACTGAAAAGGATGATTGGGTTATTTCCTGAAATGCAAACAAAAATTTTAACACTTAACGAGGTTAGAACTAAAGCAGAAGAAATATGGCAAGTGGATAAACACAACAAAACCTTACAGAATTTACTTACTGGTGTTAGCAAATTAGGGGTACTAGGTGAAGAATTTTTCGAAACAAATGAAAAAATAGTTGATTTAACGGAACCAATATTAACTGATGATGCGAAAACGCAAATACTTGACTTAATAAATGAAACATTGGATTCCGAAGGGCGATCATATAAAAATACTATGAAAATGATGATGGATGACGGGATGTTCACCGTATTACCCAAACAAGAAGACGCCTGGATAAAATTTCTAAACCCCTTTCTGAGGTTAACCAGAAAAGAAAAAAATAAAAAAATAATAAAATTTAAAATTTAAAACATGAACATCCAAGAACAAAACAAATTTGAATTCCTTTTGACGTTGGACAATAACATCATCTGCCAAAGATTTTTTAATGTCCACGACTATAACCCAGTTAGTAGACGGTCTATGGACCTGCACTATTATATACAAGATATTTGTGTAGAAATTAGTGAGGATTTAAAAATAAAAAGTTCCAATTATTTGGTTGAAAATCAAAATTATATCCTGAATTCGACATACGTGGAAGACCCAAAAGAAACCGAAGAACAATACTTTTTGTTACAAGTGAAACAAGGTAACGATGTATTTATTGAAAGGATTTTCCTTGCGAGTGTGTTCCATCCAAAAGTGAGATACTCGGTTGACATTAGACCAAATTTGAGAAGAATTTTATCTGATTTAACTGACATAATGTCAAGAGAAGACCTAGAAACGGTATATCTACAGTATGAACTGTAAGATATAGTTATTTAATTTAATTTAAAAAAAAAGATTATGTCGAAAGAAATGAATTTTGGTTATTTGGGTCCTAGATTCCAACAATCATTATTAAAAACAATTATTGAAGATAAAAAATTCGGTGATTCAATTGTTGAAGTTATCGAAAGCAACTACTTTGATGGTGTGTATTTTAGAGTGATTATGGAACATATTAAAGAGTTGTATATAACCTTAAATTCAATACCAGCTTATGAAACTATTAAAAATAAAATTTTAATTGAAACAAAAGAAGGTTCATCGTCTTCTAAAGTTATTATTGACACATTAAGTGATATTCAAACTATAGAAATTAACGATGCATTGCACATTCAAGGCAGTGCCCTTAATTTCTGTAAACAACAAGTGTTAAAGAAAGCATTAAAAGAAGTTGAGGCGATAACTAATGACGGTGAATTTGAAGCATACAAAAGAATTGAAAATATTATTCAAAAAGCACTACAGGTTGGTGTGATTGATCATGATATGACAGATATTTTTGACGATGTCATGTCGGCATTACAAAAAGATTGTAGAACCGCTATACCAACAGGTGTTGTGGGCGTTGATAACTTATTAAAGGGTGGTCTAGGTAGAGGTGAGTTAGGTGTGGTATTAGCACCAACAGGTACTGGTAAAACAACGTTACTAACCAAGTTTGCGAACGCAGCGTTTAATAATGATTTTAATGTTGTTCAAATATTTTTTGAGGATAACGTCAATAATATTAAAAGAAAGCATTTTACAATTTGGTCTGGGATTGCGCCAGACGACCAAACAGAAGTTCCTGAAGAGGTTGAAAAAAGAGTTAATGAAGCCAAAGAAAGGTCTAAAGGTCAAATTAGGTTATTAAAATTACCTAGTGATTCTGTAACCGTTAGTGAAATTAAATCTAAATTAAGAAAGATGATTGCCGATGGTTTTAAAATAGATTTATTAACACTGGACTATGTTGATTGTATTTCACCAGAAAGAAGTGCATTTGGTGAAGAATGGAAAGGTGAAGGTGCTATTATGAGACAATTGGAATCGATGACTTCTGAGTTTGATATTGCAATCTGGACTGCAACACAAGGTAATAGAGAATCAATTAAAAGCGAAGTAGTTACAACGGACCAAATGGGTGGTTCTATTAAGAAAGCACAAATTGGTCACGTAGTTTTATCTATTGGTAAAACATTACAACAAAAAGAATTAAATTTGGCAACTCTTACATTGTTAAAATCTAGAGTTGGTAGAGATGGTGTTATATTTGATAACTGCCACTTTAACAATGAGTATTTAACGATTGATACTGATTCACAAAGCACTATGCTTGGTTTTGAACAAGACAAAGAAGAAAAAAACAAGCAAAGAATTAGAAAACTATTAGACGAGAAAACAAAAACTCGCGTAACTAACTAAAAAAACAATAAATTATGGTAGAGAAAATTTTGGTTGAAAACCCAAACCGATTTGTTTTGTTCCCAATAGAACATGAGGATATTTGGAAATTGTACAAACAACAAGAAGCGTGTATTTGGACAGCAGAAGAGATTGATTTAGGTCAAGATATTACTGACTGGGAGCATAAACTTAATAATGATGAACAACATTTTATTAAGAATGTGTTGGCATTTTTTGCGGCATCGGATGGTATTGTTAATGAGAATTTAGCAATGAACTTCGTAAATGAGGTTCAATATACTGAAGCAAAATTTTTCTACGGATTTCAAA